GGTCATCATATTTTCCATAACTTCTGCACCTTTATCTATGTCTCCACCGCCAGCATTTCTAACCGCATCTGCTGTCATTACAAATTCATTTACACTTAGTCTTGCTGGAACGTCATCAGCTTTTTCTTGAGCACCAATGTCAACAAAACCACCTGTATTTCTATAATCTTTTTCCATGCCTCCAAGGTCCATGAGCCCACCTTCTTGAGCCGCTACTCTTCCACCTGTGGCATAGCTTGGATAAGGTAAATAAGGTGTAATGTCTGGTAATCTAACAGCATTTAAACCAGGTAAAAATTTATAATAATCTTGAATAGCTGCAATTTTATCAGCGTCTCCTGATTTATAAGCATCCACTACTTCTTTTCTAATCTCACTTGGTAATACTTCATTGCCTTGTGAGTCTAATAATTTTCCACCTCTATCGCTTCCACCAGGCATTTGATCTACTTTAGCAGGACCCATAGCAGCTCCTCCCAAAGTTAATAAACCAGCCACTTTTAATGGGTCTAAATTTTTAAGTGTAAAAGCATCTTTGCCTGATTTTAAAAATAAACTTTTACCTAAATTACCAAAACTAAAACCGGGAGCACTTGGTCTTAAACCAAACATTTGTCCACCCCCTAAATAATATCCTCCTAATCCTAAAACTGCTGCTTTACCTATATCACTCTTTAAAACTTTTCCTGCTGCGTCAGCTACACTACCAAGTGCATCTCCAACAGCATCAGCTATACCACCTAGTATAAATCCTTTTCTTCCTGTTGCGGTATCCATGATACCACCACTTGCTTTACTAATTCTACCACCGTCAGCTACATATCCTCTTAAAACATTTGCACCAACTTTTTGTTCGTCACCAAATCTGTAATCAAATGTTTTTTCTTCTGCAATATCGTCTACTGGTAATGCTGCTCCAGTGTTGTAGTCTATTGGTAGATAAGGTTGTGGACCATCTCCACCACCTGTAGGACCAAAAATATTATAGTCACCACGGCCCATTGTTCTATCATAATAGTCATCAATTTCAGCTTGAGTTACACCATCTTTTTTTATATTTTCTAAAAGATTTACTCTATTAAAATGAGACTTAAGTGTATTCATATTTATCGGACTAAATTTACTAGCAATAAACCCTAATGTACTAGGCATTTGTGAAGGGTGAGAAACAAAATCTGGTGTTTGATCTAAATACTTAGTTCCTAAAGGGTTGCCTGTAACTCCTGTGGTGCTTAATCCAAAAGGACCTAATTGAGTTGCTCCATACTTACTTAAATCAAAAGTAGTTCCTTTTTGAAATCCTTTTGTAAAATCATATTTACCAAACGTATTAGTGTTGGGATCAAAAGATCCTGCCAGACCTTCCATAATTTCATCAACATCCATATGAGGATTTAGTTGTAATTGTTTAGATAGATAATCTCTTAAAGCTTTGTTCTTTTTTTCTATTTGTCTGTTAACAAAAGCATTTTTATAATTCATGTTATAAGTACCCATCTTTTCGAATACATTTTGATTAGGACCATAACCATAAGTCTGTCCTCTAGATAAAGCTTCGTTTGCTTCTTTTTTTTGTTCAGGAGTTCCATACTTAGCCATAAGACCAAGATCGGTACCAATGTTTTTATTACCTCTATATGTTTCAAAAGTAGAATCTCTTTGGACATTAGGATCATTAGATTTAGATCTATCTCCAGCATCAAAGTCTGCTTGACTACTATAACCATAGTTATCAAATTCAGGATACGCAGGTATACCTTCAGCAGTCATAGTTTCTTGACCACCTAAAGCTTTTAGTTTTTCAACTTCGTTTGGTGTTATGTATGCCAACAGATGTGGTTGGCCTTTAATTTTTTTAGTGCTAGTTATCCCAGCCATGACTACATCCCTCTGTTATAGAGACCCATCAAACCGCCGTTGGCTGCCATTGCAACTTTTTCTCTGACATCAACATCAGCTATTCCGCCACCAGGCATCTGCTCTGCCATGTTAACGTTTTCACTCATACTCATTTCTGGAGCTTGAGATCTAATTCCTGATTGATCTTGTTGCAACTGTTTTAAAATTTCTTTCCAAATTCCGCTCATAAAAAAAGCTTCAAAGCTAGCAAATTGCATTTTTTGTTGAGGTTCCATTTGGTCCCAAATTTGAATAGCAATTTCTTTTCCTTGATCTCTTGGTTCACGACCGCCCATTCTAATGTCACCCCTGTTATATTTAATATCAGGTGCTCCCGCTTCTATTGATTCGCTCATTGAAATTTTTTCGTCCATAGTTTCTCCTTTTACTTGGTTTTTGCAAACAAATCAAGTGCTGGCATAATAACTTTAACATCTCTTTGGATGTCTTCTTCAGGAATATTTGCAGTTTTTAAAGCTTCTTCGTCTTTATAAACTTCTCCAGTTTTCTTGTTTGTTATGGTTGTTATAATCTCTTTTGGTGTTAGTATTTTAATTTCACTCATTATGTTGTTACCTCTTTCTTTATATTTAAATAGCTAATAGCTACATCAAACGAATCAGAACTGCTTGATTGTATTGTAAAAGATTTTCCACCTTCTACTATTAACGGTTGGTTTAATAATTCTGTTGTTGTATTAGCAGTTAAAGCTGCTGATTTTATTGTTGTAATGCTATTATTTAAAATTGTAACTGTAGGTGTACCAGCAGATGTAACTAGTATAGATTTAATTAAATATGTTTCATTAACCAAAGGATTGCCTGATCCAAAAGGAATTAATGCAGCTCCACTAGTACTGTTATCTATACCTACAAATTTATATTGGTTTACTACTGCCATTAATCTAAAAAGAAACTTCTAGCTTCTATCTCCTGTTTTAATTCTTCTTGAAATGTAGTATTTAATTTTTCTAACACTGCATCTAAATCTCTTACTAACGATTGGGCTACATCTTCTTGATATTCTTGACTTGCCCTAGTTAATGATTGTACTATTTTTGCCACTATCTTCTTCCTCCTGCATGTATATCTAATCTAAAAGTTCCTAACTTCCAACTAGTATCGACAGCTGTATTAGATATTGTAAGAGCTACAGCCCTTGCTCTAGCCCTAGTGTCTACTTTTGTAGTGCTAGATGTTACTGTAAATGGTCCTAATGACGAGCTTACCGCAGCATCATTGGGATAATTTCTTAAATCTAATTGTATAATAGAATTTCCTGTTTGCGATATAAAATCTGGAATAATTCTACTAACTCTCATAATGTTTTCACCATCACCTCTAAGATCAGCCATATTAGTTGCAGCTCCTCTAATAACTTTTTGTGTAATATCATAATCTCCAGAAGTAATATTAGCTGGAATAGCTGTAATAACTCCTCCTCTTATTTGATTAAGTCCTGTTTCATGTTCATAGTAATAAGTTATGCCATCTGTATTTCCTGTTACATCAAAAGATGCATCATCGCCAGCATCGTATTGAGTTGCGTGTGGCAAACCAAATACGGATGAATCTTGCCATGTAGTTCTAATAAATAAGGAACTTGCATTTACAAACCAAATAGGACGTTTGGCTGTTGAATCTAGATAACTATAAGTAACCGATTGAGTGTTTACATTAGAATTAGCTTCGGGATAAAACCAAGTAATTTCTCCAAACAAGTTATTAATACCACAATATATAAATTGATTAGATGTAGTATTAAGATTATTATAAACATAGTCTTCTACTAAACAATCCATAGATTCTAATTTACCAGTAAATTTAAAAAAACCATTTTCGGACATCCAATAAGCAGCACCATCAACTTCAACAGCTGCGTTCATACCTATTAATCCACAGTTAGTACCAACTTGTTCAAATGCAAATGTAAACGGTTGACCAACAAAACGCATCGTAAATAACGCTGTATCACTCCAAACATAGATTGCATTTCTACCAAGTTCTGCACCCATGATCCGTGATCCGTCGGCCAATCTTTGTGTTCCAGCAGTATTTTCAGCCGTAGGTGTATAAGTATTTATATCTTCTTGAGATGAGAATCTTATAAACATATCATCTTGTGTAGTTTTATCTCCAATAGTTGTTTCTGTTCCAAAAAATACTAAGTGACGATCGGGAGTAGAAACTAACATATCTCTAGATGCAGTAGGTGCACCTGTTATAATAGTAGCTCTATTGTTTGTAGCATTGCCAGCATCAGCATCCCATTGAAAACATTCTCCATTAAAAATTAAAGCAATAAGAGTGCTACCTAAATTATCAAGAGCCCATAAACCAGGTTCAGCAACTGTGTCTGTATTGGCAGATGATTCACCCCAACCAGAATAATCGCTGTAATCAGTTACAGTAGCACCGTTGCTGTGAGCAGCTCTAGTTGTTCCTCTTACAGCTCTAGTAATACCTGTTAAATCATTTCCAGATACACCAGTGTAAGAAATTTCTTCTGTTCCTACTTGAATAAAATTTGTTCCTGTTGTTGGAAAATTAAGTGTAGATGTTAATGTGATACTAGTTCCTGATCCACCAGTACCATTGGCGTCATTTAATAATGCACCATTTAAAGTTGTTGTTTGAGGAGCGCTTACTGTTCCTCCGTATTGAGATACACCCCATCCAAACACACCAACTTGTTCAGCTGGTCCTACGTGATAATATTGAAAATAAGTAATTCCTCCAGATGTAGTTGCACCACTTCCTGTTTCATTACTAGGCATTGTAATTGTTATAGTGGTACTTGTAGGTACACTTGCAACCATAAATTTTTTATCACAAAAATCTGTTGATCCAAAATTAGAATTAGTAATAGCACTAAACGTACTAACGTCGCCAAATAAAATTATGTCGCCTTCTTGAAACCCATGTGTTGTTGAAAACGTTACTGTTACAGTTGGGTCATTATTAGTAGTGCTAAATGCATTAGTAATAGCCGTGCCTGATGGATTAGTTAATGGATGTATATCATAGTATACTTGTCCCGAATAAGCATACAATATTCTATTAGTTCCAATAATAGAATATTTAATACCGTCTTTATTGACCATATGGTGCAATTGTCTAGCAGCTCCGGTTAGTTTATCACCACCTAACTGTGACCAACCACCTATTTTTTCAGGTGTACCATATCTAAAACGCACATTTTCTCCTCCTGTCCACTGTGATTCAGCTCCAGTTGAAGTAACTTGTTTATTAAATCCGGGTAAAAATCCTAATTTTTGTAACATATGTAATAGCCCCTTAACATATTTTTTGTAGTTTGAGTAGAGGGCAGTTTACTTGACTT